AATAAAGATTGCGATACAGAAGGCTTGGAAGACCTACTGGATCTCATATTAGACCACGACATCGAAACCATACACTAGGAGTGAACATGGCAGAAACAAGTCCAGAGCCAATTGCAGAGTTGGCAAAAATACTAGGCAATTTCGGTTGGGAAACCAGATTTTGCGATCTAACAGAAGAGCAGGTGCATGTGATGATTTTCGCATTGCAAGAAGCAAAGCCACTAACAGGAGAAGTGAACATTGGAACCCTCGAAGAAGCTTACTATAAGTCAACAGGCACTTGGCCATCTACAAGCATCCCGTTCTGATCCAGTTGTGGAAGCAATCGCAAAAGCAGTAGATGACGGAATCTTAGCAAACGAACAAAAAAGGGAGCGCCGTAAATACATCGGCGCATCCAGTATTGGAGATGAATGTGCGCGTAAAATTGAATATCGTTACCTAAATTATCCAATTGATGAAGGTAAAGAGTTCAGCGCACAAACGCTGCGGATCTTTCAGTTCGGACACGAAATTGAAGATTACGTTGCCAAGTGGATACGAGACGCAGGGTTTGATTTACGGACAGAAGACAAGCAAGGCGAACAATTTGGGTTCTCAATAGCTGATGACCAAATCAGAGGGCACATCGACGGCGTTATCTGCGGTGGCCCCGTGAACATGCAATATCCAGCTTTGTGGGAAAATAAGTCGGCCAATGAAAAAAAATTTCAGGCGTTCGTTCGCCACGGGGTTGCAAAAGCAAACCCAGTCTATGCCACCCAAATTGCCCTATATCAAACCTATATGCAACTCAATGCTACACCTGCTCTATTTACGGTTGTTAATAAAAACACGTCTGAAATATATTATGAGTTAGTTCCGTATGACGCGGCACTCGCTCAGAGGGCGAGTGACAGGGCCGTGGACATCTTGACGGCAGCAAAAGCGGGTGACATTCTACCTCGCATAGCGCAAAGCAAAGACTTCTTTTTGTGCAAGTTTTGCGAATATCGGGAGACGTGTTGGCGGGATGAATAAAATAAAAACGGGCCAGCATGGGTGGTTGCTGACCCGATAAAGTGGAGTATGGGTATACAAGGAACAATATAATGTCATTAAGAGTAGTTGGCAATACAAGATATGGTGATGGTGGCCGCGACCTAATTGCGGAGATTTCAGAAAAAGTTCCGTCTTATGTGCAGATTGATGCCTTAAAATCAGCGTTCCCAAACGGGAGAGTTGTTCGGAATGAGTTTTATTTGGGTTCTTTGAATGGCGAAGCAGGTCAGTCATTAAAGATTAATATAGACCCAACCAGTCCAAATTTCATGCGCGGCATGGATTTCAACACAAACGATGCCATCGGTGGGATTACAAAAATCCTTATGTCTGCATTTAACTGGAAGGTCAAAGATGTAGCCGAACATTTTGCTGATTATCTAGATCAGCCGAGTGTCGAACCCCCAATGAATCCAATCAATCCAAATTTATCCAAGCAGCCGGTTAATGAACCCGAACAAATTAAGCAACGTCGGATTATCGACATCAATACCCCTCACGATGGAGAGTATCTTTATCTATCACAGGAAGGTGAGATACTTGTAACCGTCCGCAGATACATAGAACGCGACCCACAAACCCGGGAAATTGTTCGGGATACTGACGGCAACGCAAAGAAAGAATTTCGTCAGTTTCCACGTCTACCAGAAACAAGGCCGCTTTATAACCTCCCAGACATCGCTCAGTCTGACCGTGTAATTTGGGTAGAAGGTGAAAAGTGCGCAGATGAACTCACAAAGCTAGGATACACTGCAACATGTACCATCGGCGGCGCAGGTATGCTGTCCCCACGGACAAAAGATAAGTTTGATTTCTCGCCCTTGCACGGAAAAGAACTGATTATTTGGCCTGATAACGATGAAGCAGGTGGCAAATTAGCTAAAATCGTGCAGGAACTTGCTGTAAACGCAGGGGCAAAGTCCGTCACAATGTTAACGCCGCCACGCGGGAAGCCAAAAAAATGGGACGCAGCCGACGCTATCGAAGAAGGCTTTGACATTTCAAAGTTTCTTAACGCACCAGTCCACAAGGTAAAGAAAGCGCTGTCCCTTAAAAACCGCAGCCTACTGATCAGCGAACAGTTTGTCGGATCCGCACCCGAACAAAAGTTTCTAATCGGAGATACAATACCGCTCGGCGTTCCAGTTGTATTCGCAGCAGCAGGGGACTCAGGTAAAGGCATGATGACCTTGGACCTCGCTATGAAGGTTGCATCAGGCGAAAGCATGCAACATGCATTCGGTGGTCTTGTATCACATCACGGGTCTGTGATCGTTCTTTCAGCAGAAGATGATCGAGATGAAATGCATCGCCGTATCGACCGTCTTGATCCATTTAAAAAGCGCACGAACTACGCACATGATTTGTTTATCGTGCCCCTGCCAAACGAAGGCGGCGTGTTTCCAATCATGATGAAGTCTGAAAACAGCTACGTTACATCCCCAGAGTTTGAAAAGATATTTGAAGAAATGTTGGAGATGGATGACATCGCGCTCATAATTATCGACCCAATGGCGTCGTTTGTTCACGCAGATGTGAACGCAGATCCCGCAGCGGGGGCCGCTTTCATGGGTCTGTTGGCGCAAATATCGACCGAAACTGGCGCTACGGTCATGGTCAACCACCACATGGCAAAGATCAAAGACAAAGAGCCAATTAAAACGCCTGAAGAAGCGCGGAACTTAATTCGCGGCACCTCTGCTATCGTTGATGGGGTTCGGGCAGCATTCGCAGTGTGGCAGGTGGATGAAGCAACCGCACGGTCACGCTGTAAGGACCTCAATGTTCCATTCTCACGCAACGCTGTGTTCGATGGCGCAGTCGTTAAATCAAACGGACCAGCAAGCCGTGACATTAGACACTTTGTGCGCAACCCAGACACAGGGTTACTAGAAGATCGTAGCCAAGACATAAGAGGACTGGCGGTGTCTCAAGCTGTTCGGGATAGACGTGAAGCCGTCTTTAATCTTATCCGTGATAACGAAAATGCGGGAACTCCGCTCACCAAATCAACTAGCCAAAACAGCGTGTTTGAATTTGCTAGAACTGCACCAGATACAAATGTTGACGCTCTCATTGTGCGTAGCGTTGGGCGGTCAACAGTAGAAAACGCCATCACATTCCTTGAAACAGCGGGACGTGTCGCACGGTTCAAGCGCACAAGAAATGGTGACAGAAAATGGCTAGGGGTTGTCGGGGGTATTCTTAATCAAGAACAAGATATGCTTGACTGATATGGTACTTTATGGTACAAATCCCAGTCAATCTAGAAAAGGAGACGCTTATGATTACAGTATTTGAAGATCGGCAACCGACGCTTGAAGAAGCGCAAGAGATTGTCGGGGGATATGTCGAACTTGTTCGATCCCCATTACACTCAGATTGGCAAATTCTTGTCAACGAAGAAGGACTTTTAGAAGGTCTACCTTGGAACGAAGAAGCCACAAAAATTTGTGGAACTGGCATTGTTGGTCCAGCAATTGTTCTAAAGGGTGACGCAAGATGGACCTAAAGCCGATTGAAGCACTTCGGGCACTTGTTAAATTGGGCATGACATTTGAGCAAGCATATGGTCAGTGTTGGCGTGATTTGATCGAACAGGAAAAACAAAAAAAGCCAACACAACCTATAAACGAAATGACGGAGAAATCAGCGCAGGCCAAGATTAACGCATCAAAACGTTGGAAAAAGGGGAAAAAAGTACGGGGCCGCCCTAATTAAAACAACAATCTAGGTTAAAAAAGAAAGAGTTTCACGACCCCGCCAAAGGAGAATAGCAAAATGAAAACCACATTTATATTCGCAATTGGAATAACACCTGTAATTTTTTTCATTGCAGGAATATTAATCGGGTACCGTTCCCACCCATATGAAACATGCCGACATAAATACGTTGAAGACGATTACGTCGGGGAATGCGTCTGGCTAAAGCTAAAATCTCGCAGCGAAAAATGGGATATTATTCGTGAGGGGCGAGATGGATCGGGCTATAGCGCAAGCATGGACACGCATCTGACAACCACCGTGGACATGTGATTTGCGCCCCTCGAACTGCACAATATCAAACACTTGTTCGGGTTCAACCGAAAAACACAAAAAAGGGGGCAATCGCCCCCTAAAATTTTGGCTCCAAAAGAACACCTTCTTCTTCAAGTTTTTTGAAGTGCTGCAACTCACGGACTAACTGCTCAAGTCGGGGATCATTATCCCATTCTGCATTGTCAACCTCGCGCTGCAAACGCTTTACCTCACTGCCAACTTCCCACAGCCTGTCGTCCATCTTCGGGCCTTTCCTTCGGTTTAATCATATAAGATACCTTATCAGATACCTCACAATTCATCATAATATCATTGCCATACAATTCATATAAATGATCGTACAACGGATCACTCAATCCGCTATCCATGGCTTCCTGACAATGACTTTCATTCTCATACCAAACAACTGTGTTCACTTCATTCACACCAATTGTATAGGTAATTACTAACGCCGTGAAATAATAAATCATCAGTCTTTCCACACATCATTCACATGAACCGCATCTTTGTTGCCACCAAGAGCAATAACGAATTCACTTCGGGCCAATTGCGACGCTTTCGCGCTGTTCTCCGCCTCAACGCGGTAAATGCGTGTCACAACGCCCTCAACCTCAACGGCATAAACCTTTTTGTGACCAGTCGGCAAACCGTACACAGTTTCAAAGCCATCATCTTCAATCATAGTCCACTCCCAGTTTGTTCATCCAGTTTTGTAAAGTTTGGTAATTGCGTAAGCCGAGCAATTTTGCGGCTTCCGATACAGTGTTGGATCGGGCCATCGCCCGTTCAATGTAATTGCGTTTAACATTGTTGATCGCGCCCTGCACATCAAAGTCGTCAGGATTAATCACAGCTTCAGTAAACGTGTTCGGGGTAGCATCGCGCCACTCTTCGTTCACGCGGATGTTGTGGTGCAATTCATCAATCACAGACATCAAATCGCTCTGAGTGACAACGCCGTTCAAGCGGTCAATCATGTAGTGCATGCAGACAGTATTTTCCATTTCTT